CTGAGATTTGGAGATTTTTTGTTTTAATAGTCTCAATTAGGGTTTTTACTGGGAGTTTAGTTTGGGTTCTATTTTTGTTTTCAACTGTAAGGAGTGTATTAGGGTCCATTTGTTCAAGATCATTTAGACCTAACCTGCAATTGAATATTTCTTTACCTTCTACTACAACTTTTTCTTGTACAATTTCTTCATCAGGGAAGATTCGACCTACGTAAGTTTCTTTTCCTATATTAACAGACATAATAATCGATGGATACAGTGAGGTTAAATCTTCATCGAACATATAACGGTATAATCCAGCGTTAGGACAAAATAAATATGCTCCTGCGTAATTCTTTTTAGTAATTGGGTTTGGATCTTTTGAAGGTGGAACTTGATTATTACTTAATAAATAAGTAGAAATAGCACCATCATGCACCCAACTATTTTTGTAAACGTCTCTATAGTTGATTTTACCTTTATGGGCTAGGTTTTTAGTTAGGCCTAAATATTGGAATTTTTCATCTAACTTTTGTAGGATTTCAACATCACGGAAGTTGTATTCAATAAACTTATCAATATCTTCCTTAAACAATCTATCTAGAGACCCATCATATTCTACTTTACCTAACCCAACATATTTCTCTCCTAATGAATTTAATTTATAGGATGGTTCGTCTTTAAAACTAAACTTTTTATGTAGTTTCATATAATCAAGTGTTTGAACACCTGCTATATGAAGCCAACCATCAACATTCCATTGGGATTCATCTCGAACAATTCCAATTGGGGATAATTGATTTGCTCTTTTTTCCCCTAGTATTCTTTTCATTCTAAAATACAGGTAAGGAATATCGAAATAATCTGAGTTATATCCTACTAGAATGTCTGGAGCTATGTCTTGGATTTGTCGTAAAAAATATTCTAAGAGATCTTGTTCTGTTCTTACAGGATAGATTTTTCTATTGCCTTCTTGTTTTTCCTGTAAATCACCTTTTTTATCTAAAATTACAATAGACCATTCATCTATTTGTTTATCCCACCAAGCAATAGAGGTTACGGGTTTAGGTGCTTTTTTAATATAATCTTCAGTAAGAGCACCTCCCATTTCAATCTCAATATCGAAAAATACTTCACGATGGGTTTTAGAGGGAGTATCATCATCTCCATATTTGTCAATTAAAAACCTTTGATAAGGCCTAATATCATGAAAATGTAGTCCTTGGTCATATTTATCCCATCTTGTGGTTTTGGATAATTTTTCCCCATTTAGACCAGTATACTCCCCATTTGAATCCTCTTTATAAGCAGGATACTCCCATTCTATTTTTTCATAACCACCCTCATCACTCCATAAGTGAATAAGGTATTTTCCGTCTACTCGTTGTGAGAAACAACTTTTATACATTCAAAAACTGCTTGAGATTTGGTCTAAAGTAGTTAATAGATTTCATTACCTTTCTGTCTCTTGATCTATACACGACCCAATAGTCTCCAACTTTCTCGTAATGGCATGGTTCACCTTGTTGTTCGGAGCGGACTTTAACCGATTCAATAGCCTCTTCTTCAGTTTTACAAGCCTTTGACATATTTGAAGCCTGAACTTCTGCATATGCTTGGGGAAAAACATCTTTAAGACCATGTAGCATGGCACCATTACCCAAAGAAACATAGGTAATATCGCAAAGAGCATCAAGTACTTCGACAATGTCTCCGTTTTCACACGCTTCTTTATATTCTTCAAGTTCTTCTAAAATAAAATTATAAACAAACTCCCATTCTTTTCGTTCTGGGATTGTTGGGGAATAGTTGTTTGGTTTCCCCATTGTGGCATTAAATTCTTCTACCTCGCTCACATAAGGTACATAATCAGACTGTTTCATTACTATTAATTTTTACACTATCAAAAAACTCTGTTCTAGCCAAATTGTTATTTTCCATAAAGACCCCAGATGCTTTAGTTGTAACCATAGAAGCACCTGTGTGTTTAATTCCTCTACAGGAAACACAATTGTGTGTTGCAACTACTGAAACTATAACTCCTTTATTACCTTCACAAACTTTATCTACAGCTTGATGAATGGCTACTGTAAGTTGCTCTTGAATAGCACCTCTTCTACCAAAATGTTCTACAATTCTGTTAAGTTTAGAAAGACCAATTACTCGTCCATCTTCTCCAGCCACGTATCCAATATGTACTTTCCCCCTAATGGTCTGATGATGATGACTACACATACTAGTAAGAGGAATATTACGCTCAATAACAAGCCCGTCATAACCGTCAGAAGGAAACGAAGTAATTTCAGTAAAGTTTTCATAACGTCCTTTCCATAAATCATAAACATATGCTTTAGCCACTCTACGTGGTGTTTCCATTGAATTGGGATCATTTCTCCAATCACATTTTAAAGCATCTAAAAACTTCCCATAAGCCTCAGTTGCTTCATCTACAATTTTCATTCTTTCAGGTTCTGTAAAAGGGAAACCATTAGCAACCCCATTTGCAAAACCTCTTGGTACACACTCAATGTCTGAGTATCGTTTTCTTCTTTTATTTTCCATGGTTTTAATATAATAAAGACTTTTTAAACTGCAAAGATATCTTTGTAATTTCTGTAATAACCTAGTTCATCATCCATCCCGTACCCTACTAACCATTCATCAGTTTTAAAACAGCTAATTACTGGGTATGAGATAGTAGGGTTTGTCGGGTGGTATAGACTTTTTGGTGAGGTTGTTCTTTGTATTAAAGTAGTTATTGTAATTGATTTTACAGGTTCTTTTTCTAAGTAATTTATAATAGCGTTTACAGTATTACCTGTATCAAAAATATCATCTACTATATAGACGTGATGGTTTTTAAAATCAATCTCAGGTTTTTTGGTTATTTCAACTTTATTTTGTTTTCTTTTCCCTACATAAGATTTTGCTGAGATAAAATCACATTTAACATCTAATTCTAGATTTTTTACTAGCTCACTATAGAACATAAAACCACCATTTAATACACCTAACATAACAATTTCAGTAGGGTCTTCTTTATGGAATATAGAAGTATCGTAAGCTAGAAGTTTTACTTCTTTTTCTATTTCGGCTTGAGTATAAAGTAACTTCATCCTAGTTTAAATGCTTTAAGAGTTTGCTTAAAAGGATTTCCTTCTATTTGTTTTACTTGATTTAACATTTCTTCAGCTAGTTCTCTAACTTCTTTTTGGGCATGACCATCATTCCTTAGTTTTTGGAAATGATAAAAACTTCTCCAATTAAACATAACATCCATTGTAATTTGGGAATTCATCATTTTCATAAAACGAGCTGATTCTTTAGCACGTTTTCTTCCCAACTGTGGAGTAAGTTTTTCTACTAAAAGATGGTAAGCAGCATTAGTATCTTTTGTATAGTTTTCAAGAACCTCCTGAGCATCTTTAGGCCAATCTTCAGGAATAATATACTTGTCTTCTTTTAGTTCTTTATACCTTGCACTTTCACCATTAATTGAAACTCCAATTCTATGTTTCAATAGATGAATATGAGTAGCTTGATCTACTGTTACCAAAAAATGTAAAGATGATTTTTCGAATGGGGTATGATGACCTTCTGTAGCCAACATTTTAAGTAGTTTATCTATTCTTCCTAACTTTTCTTCAGTAAGATCTCTAGTTGTAGAGGTCCAAGCTGATTGAGCGTGAGTTAGGTCGCTCCCATAGTATCCTAATAGTTCTACTTTGTTCATAACTTAAATTGAAGGGGTTCTCCACTCTTTTACCTCATAGGTACAATTGTGGCTACTATTTGCTTGGAACATGTCTGCCATTTTTTGAGCAGATTCGAAAGTATCCCATTCCATAGGGATACCTTCAGAATCATTTACAATAACAACATGAGGATTATTTGGGTTGTGTTTTAAAATAATAAAGGACATCAAACTTCTCTTTTAGTACCAAAAGCCATAATGTGTGCTCTGCTGGTAAAATTATAACCTTCTCTATTTGCTAAATCCATTACAGGACCATAACTCTCTAATAATGCTGGGATATCATCTCCAGCGGGCATTAACCAAACTTTATTATTTGGAATTTCCATTTGATCTAACCAATCTCTAACCTCAGGATAAATTTCTAAATCTTTATCAATTACAGGTTTGATGTGATAGTCGGAATGGTATTCTATAGATTTGGCGATTGCTTCACTATTTAATCTAAATTTATTATGTTGATCAATAAACTTTTGATCTACATTCCCACCTTGAGGCTTAACAGCATCCATAGTAGGAACGGAATTGCTAAATTTAGGGCTAATAGAAAGGAGATTAATTGGATAATCTGTCTCCAGGTAATGTGATCCTTCTGTCTCAATGGTGATGAAGATCCCCCTTTCATTTGCAAAGTGTGTTAACTCATTTACAATCTTAGGATGCATTGTTGGAGATCCTCCTGTCAACATCATTTCCTTAATATGAGGATTCTTGTCATAAATATCTACTACGTCCTGAAAGCAATACTTACCTTTTTCAGGGTGAATAGAGGTATAAAACGAATCACACCAACCCCCTTCCCCAAAGTAGCAGCGATGGGTACAACCTGTTGTACGAACTGCTACTGTGGGTCTACCTGCCCTTGATCCTTCACTCTGTATACAGGTATACAGTTCTAGAATGGGTAGTTTTTTATTGTAATCTTCAATTCTTCCTATCATGGGATGTAAATTGCTGAGTTTTTACCGTGTTCTCTAAATTCTACCTTAGCTACCTTTACTCTACCTTCTGTTTCCTCTTCAATGAAAGGTGCTACTTTATCATAAATATACTGAGCAAAACGTTCGGCACCCGTAGCAGGAACAACTCTTACTTGTGCAACACCTGCTTCATCCATCCTTTTAAAACTCTCTAAAAATGGATCATCTTCAGCAACTAAAAAAGTATGATCAAACATATAATCCATCCACTCTTTAGGGGACATATCATCAATCTTACCTTTTGCTCTTTTCATTCCACCAAAGTCCCAGACCCAGTTCCGTTCATCTAATTCACCTTCAAACCAGATCTGGAAGGAAATACCATATCCATGGAGGAATCTACAATGAGTATCTTCGGCTCTCCATTGACGGAATACTGTAGAGAATCCATCAAATACTTTAGTTGAAATAAAATTACCCATTGATAAAACGTCCAATTTGTTCTACAGTTTTAACTCCTACGAACTTGTCAATTTCATTTCCATTAGAATCTACCTTTACTACTGTAGGTACATTTCTAATATTGTATTTAGCAGCTAAAGTAGAATCTTCGTCTACGTTTACTTTTTGAACTTGATAAGTTTTGGATACTTGTTCCATAATTGGTCCGAATGTGCGACAGGGATTGCACCAATCTGCAGAAAAGTATAATAGTTTCATAATTTATTTATTTTTATTGTTTATATTTCCATTTATAACCATAAGCTGTTTTTTGAGTACCTCTACAACAGGCACCAACACCATCACTATTGGGTTTACCTATAATATACTGAGCTTCTTGTTGGGAGACAAATTCACTTATAAAATTTCCATCTAAATCATATTGAAGAACAGGTTTAGCTACCCAAGTATTTTCTCTTTCTTTAAGAAATCCTCGGGTTGCTTTTATTTTAGCTTTATGCTCTTCACTAAATGGTTTTCCTTTATGGGGCATAGGTTTTCCTAATCTAGCTTTACTAATTTTTTTACTTCTTTGGGGTGAAAAATTTTGTTTAGTAGCTCCTCCACCTCCATTGTTTTTATTTTTTAAAACAAAACCCCAATTCGTAAATTGTTCAATCCAATAACATTCCCAAAATTTCCATTCACTTAAGGATACATTATCAATTTCTTCTAAAATAACATTTTTTCCAAAACGTTTTCTATGAGATGATATTCTTCCTTGTAATCTATTTGTTTTCCCAACATAAAATGGGATGTTATCTCCTTTGTGTAAATAATATATTATAGTGTGTTCCATGGTTATACATATGTGCAAATCCAAGGAACACACCAGAAAATTATCGGAGTTTCTTTTTTTTCTTTTTAGAGTTATTTTTGTTTAACTTTTCATTTAATCGTTTAAAAATTTCTCTTACTGCGTCTTTACCATCACTCATGTTCGGCAAGGACTTTTTCAACGTGTGCCTTAGCTGTATTCCAAGCTACAGGGCCATCTTCGTTTGCATAACCTACAGGATCAGGACGATCTAGTTTAATAAAGGCTTCAATACGCTCTACTGAAGAAGCAGATTTGTAATCTGAGAACCATAGACCATTCATATAAATTGGCTTATATGAGGTGTTAGTACGTTTGTATACTTCATTAAATTCAATTCCCAATTCATCACATAGAACTTCTCCATCTTGCAGTATAGTAAACTTATCACCTTCCAAGTAAGGGGTAAAATAACCTACTCTGTCTGCTTCCCAATTACCAATTCTAAAGGCTGCATCATCTGCATCTCTAAATTCTTGTCTACAATCAGGATAGATAGCGTGATCACCAGCATGAATTCCTAGAGCAATATCACATTGTTCTTGGGTTCTATTAGCAATTGAAAGAGCAACTGCTTGAGTAATAGAGGCAAAGATTTTGTTTCTGTTAGGAACAACTGTTGCCTTCATATTATCTTCAGCATAATGACCTTCAGGTACTTCATCTCCACCTGTTACAAGTGCTGAGTCCA